AAGGTCATTCAATATCAAGAAGAATGCGACGATGCTCTTTATGACTACTGGACTAAAGGGATCGTCGTTAATCCTCGCCAACTCAGTGTAATGGAAGAACTTAACCAGGCATGCGCTGACATGAAGCGAGACAAGGGGATCGCCAGCCTGTTTGGTACTGGGTTAAATGAGTGGAAATCCGTCAAGGCCGCTCACGTATCAAAAATTAAGACGCTGGTTAATGAAGCTAACCATCTGATTGATTTTGTTATGGCCGATACCGGTCCGGGAAAAATAACCCGGACATAAAGCGGAGGTGAAATAATGGATATGCCAACCCATGAGTTTTTTTGCTGGCGTGTTGCTGAAGCCTATTGCTATCACTTAATGAAGGTCAATCAATTCCTGGTCTATCGTCACTTGTTTGGCGATATACAGGTAAACCAACACTTCATTGCCGGGCTGCTTGACGGCAGGCTAAGCGAAAAACTTAGCCCCGACAGTCTGGCACAGTTTTACTACAAGCTACTTGAACCTTTTGAAAGAAAGGCTGATGAGCGAGTTGTTTTTATTGGTGGTGTTGCTCCAGAACTTAATCGACGGGGCAAGCGATATATGAACGCCTTCCTGTATGAATTCGGGATGATGCTGATGGATATTGGAGTCAGAGAGGAAAGCGGACTCTATCAATTGCCGACAGATGAAGACAATATTGTTTTCCCATGATGTAAGTAAATACAGCTCGGTCAGGTCATCCCCAAAGTGAGGACCTCGGAGAAATTAACGGTTTAAGTCAACAATAGACATATCTCTACGGTTGCTAACCAGTGAAGAACAGTAACTCATTCAGAGCATTCTACTGCAAGAGTGCTTGATAGTAGTTATTCAATCCGAGACGGTATTTAAAATGCCGGGGATTTATTAAACCAAGAAGTAGGAAATTCTGCTTAAATTTGTTATCAGTTTGTTCATGAAGCAAAACAGAAAATCCATGATAAAATTAATGATGATATTCCGTTAGCTGTTATCAGGGTATTCATCACATTGTTCTTGTAATTATTTTCGTTGTATTATGGAGAATCAGTATGCGAACCATTCAATTAATTACTTTCATACTCTTTTCCTTATTGCCTGTTGCGTCATTTGCTGCTGTATATGGGCATGGATGGGGAAGTTAAATCTAACGCACAGTACCATAACTAAAAGATTCAACCCGGTCGCCCAGTGCGGCCTTTTTTATTTAAGGGAAAGAGATGGGACAACAAACAAATCAGGTTGGTTGCCCTAGTAAACTAAACGATGAGTTGATTTCTAAGGCAAAGGAATATCTATACGGTGGTTATGTTGAGCACGAAGCTGTTATTCCGAGTATAGCCGGGCTAGCGTGTTATTTGGGTATTGCACGCTCTACTGTCTATGAATATGCAAAGCTAAATTCTGAATTTTCGGACACGTTAGAGGGAATTTTAGCGCTACAAGAAAGTAAGCTGATCAACAAGGGATTGGTGGGTGAATTCAACGCCACAATTACAAAGCTGATGCTGGCTAATCATGGTTACTCAGATAAGCAGGAAATCGATCACCGTTCCCCAGATGGCTCTATGTCTCCAAAACCAACTACTATCAGGCTCGTTGGAGTCGAGCCAAAACAATGACGGTAGCAGTTGACCTGCCGATTCCCGCAAAACTCTTACATGTATTCACAAAAGAAAATGTTCGTTACCGGGGTGCACACGGTGGCAGGGGCAGTGCTAAAACTCGGACATTTGCAATGATGAGTGCGGTTAGAGCTTATCAAGCTGCTGAATCTGGGACCAGCGGGGTTATTTTGTGCGCTCGCGAGTTTATGAACTCTCTCGAAGAATCATCAATGGAAGAGGTGAAACAAGCGATCCGTTCTATTCCCTGGCTTGATGACTATTTCGATATTGGCGAAAAATACATTCGTACCAAAAACCGGTTAGTCAACTATGTGTTCTGTGGTCTACGCCATAATTTAGACAGCATCAAATCAAAGGCTCGTATTCTTTTGGCGTGGGTTGATGAGGCTGAATCAGTATCAGAGATAGCGTGGAAGAAATTACGTCCAACGGTGCGTGAGTCTGGATCTGAAATATGGGTGACGTGGAACCCAGAAAAAGACGGTAGCGCAACTGACAAGCGATTCAAAAAGAACCCACCCAAAAGCTCAATTATTGTAGAGATGAACTACAGTGATAATCCGTGGTTTCCCGATGTGTTGGAGGAGGAACGACGGGAAGACCTGGAAAGCCTCGATCACTCGGATTATGCGTGGATATGGGAAGGTGCATATCTTGAGAATTCTGATAAGCAAGTATTGGCGAATAGGTACAAGATTGAGAGCTTTACTGATGACTTGTGGAAGAAGGCGGATAGATTGTTATTTGGTGCTGACTTCGGTTTCGCTAAAGACCCAAACACTTTGCTTCGTATGTTCATTTTAGATAACTGTCTGTATATCGAGCATGAAGCGTATGGCGTAGGGGTAGAACTCGATCATATGCCAGATTTTTATGACAAGGTGCCGGAGTCTCGCAAGTGGCCCATTAAAGCCGACTCCGCCAGACCGGAAACGATAAGCTACCTTAAGCGACAGGGTTTTAATATCTCAGCAGCGAAGAAGTGGCAGGGCAGCGTAGAGGATGGCATCACATTCTTACGCGGGTTTAAGAAAATTATCATTCACACTCGATGTGAAGAAACAGCGAAAGAAGCCCGGCTCTATTCATACAAGACAGATCGCATCACTGGCGAAGTGTTGCCCGTCATTAAAGATGCGCATAACCATTGTTGGGATGCGGTCAGGTATGGGTTGGATGGTTATATCAAGGGTAGAACAACAGTTTGGGACATCATGTAATGACGAAAAAAACAATGATAGGCCGTCTTACTGATGGTCTACATAGCATGCTGACGTCACTCGGTGAACGGGTGTCAGCAATAAAATATGCGAGCAATAATAAGGCAGATGTGCCTGATAAAGAGTTGCTCGCTATGTATAAAAGCTCATGGGTTGTCAAGAAATACATAGATAAGACAGCCGATGACATGTTGAAACTACCCCGCGAGTTTTCCGGTGATATTGATGGCTCTCTTGTTCAACGCATCAAAGACACAGAAACAGCATTAGGTGTCTACAAGATATTCCGTGACGCGCTAACTTGGGCTTCATTACTGGGAGATTCGTTAATTGTTGCAATAACTGACTGTTCTGATGAGATGATTAGTGAGCCGCTTAATCTCCAATCAGAAGACATCATTAAGTTCTTTGTATTGAGGAAAGGCGAGTACACACCCGCGAGTGATGTCATCTCTGATATTGCATCACCACATTTCGGATATCCGCAGACGTATCAGCTTGATATTGGCAGCAAACAACTCAGATTTCATCACTCACGCTGTCATCGAACAAAACTGGGTAAACATAGTCTGAAGGATGCGACTAAATTTGGTACATCAGATCTACAAGCGCCATATAACGCTATCAAAATATTTGACACCGCAATCATCAGTACAGGTGACACAATCCAGGAGGCCAATGTCGATGTTATTTTCCTTTCGGGTCTAAACAATCAGATTGATGCGGGGCAAGAAGCACAAGTTATCGAATATGCTCGCGTGATGAAGCAAACTAAATCGTCAACTGGTCTAATGTTAATGGATGCCGGCGATAGCACGATGCAAAGTCGCTATGAGCAAAAAACTGCTCAGTTCTCCGGTCTCTCTGATGTGATCACAAAGATAGCTAATGTTCTTGCTGGAGCGCTTGACAGACCTATCAATATTTTGTTCGGGCAGTCTGCTAGCGGGTTCAACTCTGGCGAAGAAGATAATAAATCGTATTACGAAACAACAAACGGGTTACAAGAAACCCGTTTGCGGCCAATGCAGGATTTTGTTGATCAGTTCATTCTCGACAAGCTAGCTGTCAGCATTGACACAATCAGCTATGAATACCCGTCAATTGATAGTATCAACGAGGCTGACGAAGCTACGAGATTCACTCAGTATGCAACAGGGTTCACTTCTTTGGTTCAATCTGGCGTTGTTACCGAAGATGTTGCACTGCGTGAAATGGTCGCGCGTGGTGTTCTGACAACCGTCACGGAAGAAGATATTAGTTCATTGGCTGGAGTAAATAATGGACAGTGGTATCAATCTGAAACAAATGCTAGAACGCAAGCAGGGGCGTTTGAAGGCTCGCAATCGGCTAATGCGTCCCCCTACTCCTAGCAAGAGAACTGAGGTCTGGTATCGCGACAGGCTCATCGAATTTATTAAGATGATGCAGGGTGTTGTGATAGATGACTTGCAAAAGCCAATTTTAAACGACGCACCCAACCCCCCATCACTTTCAATCACCTCAAGACTTTCACGAGCAATTCAGAAACTGGCGAACATGTCCATTCTCGATATGGCTAAACGGCTGTCATTCGGCATGGTCAAGCGTGCGAATGAGCAAAACAAGTCACAGACGCAATCGACATACAAATCGGCGTTTGGCATTGATTTAACTGGGATGCTCGGTGATGAAGTTGTGAAAAAACAGATTGATGATGCTGTGAAAGAAAACGTTGATTTAATCAAGTCGATACAGACTGATTTTATCAATGATATCGGCTCTAAAGTATTCACGAATCTGTTTGATGGCGGACGTCACGAAAACCTTGTTTCTCTCATTCGTGAGCGCGGGCAAGTAACAGAAAGCCGAGCAAAGCTTATTGCTCGTGATCAGACGGCAAAACTGAATTCAGCACTGACAGAGCAGCGGCAAAAAGCGCTTGGTATTGACCTGTACGATTGGGGCGGCGCGGGTGATGAGCGAGAGCGTGACAGTCATTTTGTATTGAACAATATGACCTGTAAATACTCAGACCCTACCGTCTATTCAAACGATGGAGGGAAGACCTGGAAGAAGCGTAAAAGCATTGGGGCATTTGAGGGTAAGCCCGGTGACGACTATCAATGCCGGTGCGTGGCACTTCCGAAAATATCTTGGGATTAATATGGCATGGAAAAAAACTCCACAGGGGTATGTTGTAACATCGGCGCAGATAACTCGTGCTGGCCCCGTCGAATATTACGGACATGAAGTCGGGTTAACCGGTAAAGATATCAACAAAAAGATCACCATTCACCGCACTATCGAAGAACTTTCCAAACCCGAAACACTGAAATCATTTGAAGGTATGACGTTGACGCTAACTCATCCAGATAGGGGCGAGGTTAATGCTGATGAGTGGAAGGATAAAACTATTGGTCACATCCAGAATGTCAGAGCAGACGGTGAGTACATCGTTTGTGATGCTTATATCAAAGATGCAGCGGCTATTGAAGTGCTGGAAGAGAAAGGTATTCGGGAGCTTTCAGTCGGTTATGAGCCTGCGGAAATAGTCGAGAAAAACGGCGAGTTATATCAAATCAATATCCTCGGCAATCACACTGCCGTTGTAGCGGAAGGGCGCAAAGGCGCTGATTGTAGATTAAACGATAAAAAAGGTAGACCAATGAAGAAACTCTCATTGAAAGATGTCATTGCGTTGCTCAAAGGTAAGCGAGCTAACGATGCCAATGGGCAACCTCTAACTGAGGAAGAATTAATTGGCATGATTACAGCACTGGAGAAAACATTGCAAGAGCTGGAAGGCAACGCAACACCAGAGGCCACAGCAAAAGCCCAAGAAGTTGTGGCGCAACTTGAAGAGCTTAAAGCTCAGCTTGAGCAGTCAAAAGGGGCTGGAGCACCGCCTCCCAATGATGCCGATCCCGATCCTGCTGGTGGCGATGACAAAGACGCCCGCATCGCAGCACTTGAAGCCGAGAACGAGCAACTGAAAGCAGAAAATCAGGCGCTTAAAGAAGAATTGGAAAAACTGAAAGGTTCACAAGATACCGAGACTACTTTGAACGATGCGAAAGCACGCTTTCCCAAAGTGAACTTCAACGATGCTAAATCCGCGCGTGATGTTCGCTCTCGTGTTTTGCTCAATTGCGGTGCATTCAATGACTCGCAAGTCAAGGCTATGTCCGATGATGAAATTCGTGCGGCTTATGCTGCGGTACAGGCCACATCTAAGCCACGTAGCAATATCGGATTTCACTTGCTAAATGACTCAGCACCAAAAGCTAAGAAATCAGCATCTCAACGTTTAGGGGGTAAATAATTATGGCATTTGGTTTTACAGATTGGGATGCCGGAACCGGCACGTTTAAGCCCGGATCTATCAGACGCGCATCAAGCTCAGACGATAAAGTTTGGGGTGAAGAAAACCGCACTGACACGGATTTATTGTACGGTACTTTTGTAGCAGTTAATCCAGAGGGTGGGGTGAAACCTATCACTTCTGCAAGCGACGTGATCCACGGTATTGTGGTTCGTGATATTTACGGTGATAAAGCACCCCACAACAAACACGTCAACGTAGGGCATTTCTCGCACGGTGATTGCGTGGGAGCGTTGGCTGTTGAAAAAGATACATTCACTCGCGGTGACAAGGCTTACATCGTTGCAACAGGTAAAGACGCGGGCAAAGTAACCAGCACAGCGAAAGGCAATATTGATTTTGGCTACTGGGTTGAAGAAGTTAGCGCGGGTAATCACTGCGTAGCTATCACTCTCGGTTACATTCAGAACGCACAGAAGACAGGAGAGTAACAGATGGCTATGGAAACCGCAGATTTTGAAGAAGTGTTGCAAGAAGCACTGACAGAGCGTGACATGCAGTTGCAGGAAAAAGAGTTACCGGAAATCAACATTGGAGAAGCCCTCCCGGTCAAAGAGGGACTGGATTTCGCACTTGAGTTTGTGGATTTTGGCGTATCTAACGTGGTTGGTTCAGTCAAAGACGGTATCGTTGGTAACAAGACCAACAGCCTGAAAACCATCGATTCAGAAATTGAATGGCTGAAAGCACCGGTCGGTCAGTGGGCCAAAGCCGCAACATGGACGCAACAGGAACTGGAAAAGATCGCCCGACTCAATATCAACCTGAAAACCAAAAAACAGGATGATTTGTACGCAAACGCACTGGCAACTATCCAGTATGCGGGTTATGTCGGCCATGAGGTCGTGAAAGGGCAGGAAGGTTTGCTGACGGGTTCCAAAGTCCAGGTGATCACAGACAGCACCAACAAAACCATTGAGGACATGACGTCTGACGAATTTGTTAAACTTGTGCTTAATGCCTATAACGTCGCGTGGCGTAAATCCAGCTACCGTATTCAGCCGACGCACATCGCAATGGACGCAAGCGATTTTATGCTTGCTATGCAGAAATTTGACCCGAATCCGATTATTGTCGGTACTGACTTATTGCCCATTGCGGCGATGGATCGCATCATGGCGGCACTGCGCAAAGCTTCCGGGAACGAAAAGTTCAGCATCACGTTCGTGAAAATCCCAAGCAATTACGCTGTCGGTATTAAGAACGGCAAAACCCGCTTGGCGGTTTACACCTACGAAGCCGATTATGTGGAAATGGAAGTGCATATGCCTGAGCTGTTGGCGGTTCGTGCGCGCGACCTGCTGACCTACGAGTGCGGGTATCGTTCGGCATTCGGCGGCGCAATGTGGAAACAACCGCAGTCCGCTGTTTATGTCGATTATAAATCCTCACCACCACAGTAACCGCAGGGGGTAGCATGGAATTTATCGAACGTTACCCTGAATTTGCCAAAGTTGACCAAAATCGCATAGAAATAGCTCTGCAAGATGCTGCTAATCAGATGAGTAGCAAAGTGTGGGGCAAACTCTATGAGCAGGGGCGACAGGCTCTTGCCGCCCACCTTCTCTATGTCTCTGGAGCATTAACCCGCAGCGGTAACAGCAACGGAAAACCCGTGCAAATAGCGACAAGTAAATCGGCGGGTGGATTGTCCATCGGTTACTCTTCGCCAGATGCGGGCTTTAGTGCTAATCATGATGGTTATGCATCCAGCAATTACGGACAAGAGTATTTGAGGCTGCGTAAGCTTGTATCTAGACATATGCTGGTGGTGAGATGATTAAGAACTCTGGCAATTTCAAAGGGGCAGGACTTAAGGCGCTTGAAGCTCGAATAAGGGCTTTAGGTAAGAAGAAAGTTGTTGTTGGTGTTCCTGCGTCAGCTAACCACGCCCGCAAAGATGGATTGAGTAATGCCACTATTGCGGCGGCTCATGAGTTTGGTGTTCCAGGGCATATCCCAGAGCGTTCTTTTTTGCGTTCTACTTTGAACGAAAATAAAGAGAAGGCCGCTGATTTCTTGTCAAGAAAACTAAAAGAAGCATTAACAACTGACGGTAACGTAACCATGCCGTTAATAATGGTTGGTCAAAATCTTGTTGGGGAGATTGGCAAAAAGATAGAGGCAGGGATAAGCCCACCTTTAAGCGAAGCTACAAAAGCAGCCAGAAGGCGGAAAAATAAGTCAGCAAAAGCAAAAGAAGGCAGAAAGATGACACCACTTCATGATACCGGAAATCTCTTAGCTGCAATAACGTATGAGGTACGAGACGATGGATGATTTTGTTAATGAAATTTTTGACGATGATTTCTTTCGGCAAGAACTGGAGTTCAAAACATCGGACGGCCAAAGCCGGGTGCTTGTCTGTATCGTTCAGCCAGCCGGAGCGGAAGATCTCCAAATTCTGCCAGAGGGTGATCGCTATAACCCGACAGTCAGGGTGATGACCCAAGAAGAAGTGAAAGCTAAAGACCTTTTCTCTTGGAACAGTCACCGCTGGCGCATCATCAATAACGCGCGATGGAATGACTATGGATACTACGACTCTCTCGCAACTCGATATGAGGGCAGTCAGACAGACGATAGCGACGGTTTTGAAATTACCTGAATCGGTGGTGCTGGATAGTGACGGTGAGACTGATGTATCTGATATGACCTCGTTTATCACTGTCAATCGGGTAACATCGGAGTTGATCGGCGAAGAATACAAGTTCAACGCCAAGAAAGAAGTTGAAATTATCACCCTCACCCGCGAAACACTTATCTCTGTCAACGCGTTCGGCAAAAACTCATATCTGATAATCGAAAAACTGGCTAGCGTTCTGAGCACCAGTTACGCACAAGCCCTGCTAACACGTATCGGTGCAGGGCTAGTCAGGAAATCTCAAATCCGCAATCTCCCTACTGCCATTGCTGGTGGCAAGGAGCAGCGGGCACAAATTGATTTAACTCTCTCTCATATCCATCGTATTGAGACGCCGCTATATCAGGCGAAAACGGTTGATATTACAGTACATAAGGATTAGCAAATGAGCTTATCTATTAATCAGGTGGTCAATGCTCAGATCATGCCGCAGGCTATGGCTGCACAGCGTCGTGATTTGAGCATGATAGCTATTTTTACGCCAGAAATCGGCAATGCTTTTACAGATGACACAACTCGGTATGTCATCGTATCCAGTGCTCAAGATGTAGCAAACTTATTCGGTACCAAATCGGAAGCGTATAAAGCGGCTCTGTCGCTGTTTTCTGTGCGCCCCACGCCTAAACGCGCTCTCGTTGCTCGATGGGCGAAGGAAAAGCAGGAAATTCCGGCAATTGCTAATGCGCTTAAGGGATCAACTATCTCTGTGGGTATCAATGCATTCAAAGCCATTACTGATGGATCAATGGTGCTGAATGTCGGTGGTAAAGATGTTCTGCTCTCCGGTCTGAATTTCAGCAAAGCGATTGATCTCTCAGATATTGCGAGTGTTTTGCAAGCGGCGTTACCAAAAGAGAGCAATTTAAAGGCTGTCTGGGATGCAGTCGGCCACCGCGTCATTATCCAGGCGCAGACAGCGGGTGCATATCCTGCAACAAAGCTCGGTTATGTCACTGAACCGGATGCCGGAACCTACATCGGCAAAATGCTGAAACTGGAAGACGGGAAAGCAACAATTGTTGTTGGCAAAGCCGCGATCACTGTTGAAAAAGAGTTGCCATCCGAAGCCCTACACAAGTTACAAAATGTCTATCAGGACTGGTACGGCGTCTACTTCGCTGATGCTGTCACAGATGAGCAATTAGATGATGTTCACACTTGGGTTGCATCCGCTGATATGAAAGTGGCCGCTTATACCGCTCTACGTGATGAACAAATCGAGTGGAACAACGATAATATCCTCAAAAAGCTGTATGACAAAAACAGTGGTCGTCTGATGACTCAGTTCAACAAAACTGGGGATGATCACGCTGCCGTAGCGCTAATGTCTATCGCACTGTCTACAAACTGGGCTGCACAGAACTCAGCGAAGACGGTCAAATTCAAGCAGCAAACAACGGTACGTTCTGATGACCGGATTACGCAATCAGAAGCAGAAAAATGCAAGCGGCTTGGGGTTAACTTCTATACCGACTATGACGGTGTATCAATGTTGGCAGAGGGTGCGATGATTGGCGGTCAGTTCATTGATGAAATTGTTGGTCTTGATGCGTTCATTGATGCCTGTCAGAAACAAGCGTTCACTACATTACAGGCCAATCCGACAAAAATCCCACAAACAGACAAAGGGCAAGCCATGCTAATTGGCGCACTGAATGTTATTGGTGCTGAGTTTGTCCGAAACGGATTCTTGGCTGGTGGGATTTGGCGCGGTAACGATGTAGGTGAGCTGACTTACGGCGATCGACTAGACGAGGGTTTTTACTTCTACTCAGATGGCTACGATTTGCAGTCTATTGCTGACAGGGAAGCGCGTAAAGCCATGCCGATTATGTGTGCTATTAAGCTGGCTGGCGCTATTCACTCCGTTGATATATCAATTCAATTTAACCGCTGAGGTAAGTCATGGCTTTATACAAACATCACCAGAGCATTTTGACGCTCAATGGTTACGAAATTACTGCGTTTGATGAGTCAGCGGATTCGGTCGCGATTGCGCCAATTGGGGACGATGGCACTTACACAATTGGCGCTTCGGGGAGAGGGGTCTTTGTCTTTACAGGTAACGAATCAGGAACGTTAACAATTAAACTATTGCAGCATTCGGAAGATAACAAATTCCTGATGGATTTGCGTAACCTGATGATTAACAACCCAAAAACATTTACGCCCATTGAGATGTATTTCAAAGATACGCTTAACGGAGATGAAATTATGGGTTCACGTGGATTCTTTACAACGCCGCCGACAATCTCTCGCGGTACCGGGCATAACGCAATGACATTCGTCATTCAATTTGAGCGCGTAGTCACAAAATTAGCCAAGGGGATGTATAACTAATGATTATCGATAACATCAACTATGAACACAGATTATCTAATTTCATCGAAGCCAAAAATCACGCATTAAAACTTGTTGGACTATTGAAGGGCTGCATTAAATTAAATGGCGATAATGTTGATATTGATGTTGGCGCTATTGTTTCTAATATCGGCTCACCAGAAATGCAGGGCATTGAACAGTTTATTTTGAAATATGTCACTGTGATGGGTGCGGATGGTAATACAGTATTACTGCAAAAACCCGATGTATTTAACCAGCACTTCAATACTTATCGTTCTCACTATTTCCAGCTAATCATTGACGGACTCAAATTCCACTTTGCGGATTTTTTGCCCGGTGGGGTCGCCTCTGCGGTAAGTATGCCGAACTTGGCGGCTCTGAATCTTCAGTAAGTGATGTCGATTGGATGGTGTGGACGCCCATCATGAGAAATATGTGTACTTTGCATGAACTCCGCACTGTCTATTCACTCTCTGACGTCATGGATATGCATGAAGCGATAGCTGAAACGCTATTATCTGAAAAGAGGGCAAACGATGCAGATCGACGAACTTCTGGTAGCTATCGGCGTTGACACATCCCAGGCGGCTAAAATTAAAGAGGTCATTGTTGCCTTGGGTGTAGCGGCTACTCAGATTGCAAACGAAGCCAATAAAGTTAACAAGACGCTTGATAGTGTTGGCGAGCAATCCATCCAAAGCACGGAAGAAGCCACAAAAAAAGCTGATGAGGCCGGGGCATCAATCAGTAAATTAAAATTGCTTGCTGTCGGGGTTGTAGCGGCTGTTAGTGTTGCGACTACCAAAGTGCTTGGCTTTATCAATAGTTCTATCGAGGGTGCCAAGGATCTGGCGAAAGAGAAAGGGCTGCTCTATAAGATATCCGACCGCGAGCTAAAACAGGCTGATGAGTACGAGAAGTCCATGAAGAAAATGGGGCTATCTATCGACTCAATCAAGACAAAGATAGCCCTTAATCTTGTTCCCTCTCTGACCAAGGCCGTTAATGGTTTCAATGAATGGATGACGGCAAACAAGGCATTAATCACCAATGGCATAACAAAAATCATTAAGTTTGGAGGAAAGGTTGTTCAGGTTATCTTGAATAACATTAAAGCTGTTGGAGGGTGGAAAAATGCTTTGCTTGGTCTTGTGACCATACTTGCAATAGTTAAGCGTGAAATGTTAGTGGCGTTCATTGCCAACCCTATCACCTGGATTATCGCCGCTATAGTAGGGTTAATGCTCATCATAGATGATCTGATGGTCTATCTTGACGGCGGTGATTCTTTGTTTGGTAGTTTCTGGGGTGCCTGTATCAAGTGGATAAAAGACGTCATCAAATGGGGGCAGGACTTTTACGCTAAATACAAGGGCATTATCGATAATTTAGTCTCGATTTGGAGTCAGTCGTTTAAAGCGATTTGGGCTATTTTCAGCGGAGTTTTCCAATATATCTGGAACGTCATTAAGCTATTTGTCGGCCTCTTTACCGGCGATATGGATCTGGTCAACAAAGCATGGGCCGGAATGACCGTCTCGCTGATGAAAATATGGAATGGACTGATTGCGTATCTCAAAGCCTTCTTTGCTTTCTTTGGGGTGATGTGGAGTATTGCGGGAAAACTGGCAACAAAAGCCTGGAGCTCGATAAAAAAACTGGCTGTCAGGGCGTTTGACTGGATAAAGAGTAAGGCTAAAAGCTTTGTGAGCAACATAGGTACTATATTTAGTGCTGTATGGGGCTTTATTACTCAGCCGTTTAAGAACGCGTTTAAGTTTGTTAAGTCTCTGATTGATATCGCGACTAATGATAACCTAACCTTTACTGAAAAAATCGAGAAAATTTTTTCTGCTATCTGGGGTTACATCACTGCGCCATTCAAAAAGGCATTTAAATTTGTGCTTGGGTTGTTCGGTGTCAACGAGAGCGAGGCTGATAAGTACATATCAAATATCGGTAATACTTTCGACGGTGTGATTGAGCGCATAAAAGCCCCGTTTAAAGCGGCGTTTGACTGGGTTGTGGCGTATTACGATAAGACTGTTGGGAAGGTTAAAAGAGGATTGCAAAAAATTGGTTTAATAAGTGAAGATGATGATGAAGCATTATCAGATGAATCCGCAAAAGAAGTTCAGCAGCAGTTACGACTGATAGCGGAAACGACCGCTGTTGGTGCTGATACTTCGATGATTTCCCCTAGTAATACCAGTAATGTTGACAATCGCCAAACAAACATCAACCAGGGTGACATTAACATCACAAATCACATTACATCATCTTCACCTGAAAAAGCGGGTCAATATGTCGCTGATAATGTGAGGCGTGAAGTTAATCGAGCTAACTATGCGTTAGCTGGTCAGTTGGCTAATGGTACATAAGCCCTTTTCAGGGCTTTATTGTCTCGGCATTACTAAAATAAAAAATAGTAACAAAATTCAATTTTAGATGTTTAAATATACCAATGTAAAAAGTTAGCCAACTTAACTACAAAGGTATCTAAATGAAAAAAGTTTTATTGCCGTTATTTTTTGTCTCCTTTTTGTCTGCGTGTGGCGGTGAGCCTACTATTGATTTTTCAAGTAAGGCGGCGACGCAAGGATCCGTCAAGAAGATGAAAGAAAATTTGTCTCTTGAAGACTCCAAAAGGCTTGATAGGGCTATTATGAAAATAGGAATGCAGGCGGCTTTTGTGTCAGGTGATGATGAGCAGAAGATGCAAAATTTACTGAAAGAGAAGTTAAAAGGCAAGACAGCCAAGCAGATCATTGCACTAGACGAGAAGAAATAATCACCAACAGAGGGTTTTACAAAAGTTTCGTAAAACCCATCGAGGGGTCGTTTATAGCTTCCTTATGACACCCAAAAGTGCAAGGGCTTACTGGTTAAAAAATCAGTAACAAAATTTAATGTTAGGTGCTTAAATATATAGGTTTAAACATTAGTTAACTAAATACATATAGGCACTTAAATGAAAAAAGTATTGAAATGGATAGGAATAATATTTGTAGTTTTAATTGTCATTGGGATCATTGCCGACAATGATGATGAAAAACCAACGGAAAAAGTTTCTGTTTCCTCCGGTGAGTCAAAATCAAACAAATCAATTTCTTTGTCACAAAAAGAAGCTGAGTTTATTAATGTTGCTATCGAAGATGATGCGAATATAGCCTTTGAAGGTGGAGACTCTATGTTTAAGCCTGACATTATCTTCGTGACAGCTAGCGAATTACAAAATGATTATTCTGCCAACGAGGCAAGAGGTGATAAAACCTACAAAGATAAGAACCTCATCATTACTGGTATGGTGTCATCTATTGATTCTAGTATTGGCGACATCCCTGTTGTTACTTTAAAAACGAACGATATGTTTAACAGAGTTCATGTTAGATTTAAAAAACAATACAGAGATGCCGCCATTGATTTGAATAAAAACCAAAAAGTTGCTTTTTTCTGTAAAGGTGATGGAGTGATAATAGGATCACCTACGGTAAGTGACTGTATTCCTATTGATGTAGCGAAAGGCGATTTTATCAACCAGCAAAAACAGTATGTTAATAAGGCTATTGGTGGTGATAAAAACGTACCAAATGATATAAAAACTATCATCATGTTTGCAAAAGTTGCAGGGGAAAAAACTAACGACTTTGCTAATTGCAGCAAGATAGATAAGAAATGCGTTAATTCTGTAGGGCCGTTGATGCAAAAAGTACTGAAAAGTAAAGAAGAAACTCCGATCATGAAAGAGTTAAAGGAAAAATTAAGTATAAGTAATTAAAAAATAGCCCCGCGAGGGGCTTACTGGTTAGCCTAATAATCTACTTTTTTGGATCTGATATTCTTCCTCTGTAATGGCTCCGCTATCTTTCAGTTTTGCTAGTTTTTCTAACTGAGTTATTGGATCTGATGCATGAACAACTTGGGTAGGAGCATAATTAGCCTGGTTTATTTTTCTTATCTCATTGTCTGATTTTGGCGGCCCTATATGTGAATTCTCACAAATAGGGCATCTTTTGCTGTAAAAAGGCAAAGCCAGCAACCAAAATAAGCCAGTAAAGATGATGGCGATAAAGCTTCCAATGCCTATTTTTACTTTTGCATCTACGTTCTTTTGGCAGACGCTGCAATATTTCATTGTCATTTGGATATCCCGTAGTAGTAATGAAATTTGTTATAGATTAATTTAGCTTAGGTATTCATGCAACACTAGCCTTACTACGGCTTTTTCTTGCTATCCAACTGATTTTGTTTATCTTTTATCTCTTCGATGGATTCAGCTATACCAATGATTTTATCTATCAACTCATTGCTGATGAAGACCGCTGGTCGAGACTCTGCAACCTTTCCATCTAAACAGTCCTGTATCATTTGTATTATTTCAGAATTCATAGAGCGGCCATTTTCTTTGGCTCTTTCGGCAATAGCTTCCCTCATGCCATCGGGCAATCGAAGCATGAATTTATCTTGTGCTGATACTGGCTTATTAGTCATCTGCATTAATCGTTTAGTTGAAACAAAAAAATGATACTAGCATATTGACATCATGTAAATGGATGTCATAATGCTATCATGTCATTATGACATTACCGATAAGGATAAAAGGAAATGATGAACACAAACCTTGATACAAGAAAGAAGAACGAAAAGATGCAGTTGAGAACAACGGAGTTCCTGAAAGATCAGATCTGCAAACTGGCGAATAAAGATGGAATTTCCCAAAACTCGGTGATGAATCAGGCTTTAGCTTGGTATGTAAATGAAAGGGCAAAAAATGCTGTGTAAAAAGAGCGAAACCCCAACTGCGGCAACAGTTAGGGCTTCTAGTTATCACTTACCAAAAAAGGTAAATAGCATGATTAATTTAACAAATACAAACCAATTTGTCATTAACAGTATCACTCTACCAGTTTTACGCCAAAATAAAGCGGTAGCGATTACTGAACTTCTGAATGTGGGAGTGTCGGCATGAGCAATTTATCTGTACAGTCACTACCTCAAGTTGTACACAATAGCATTCCAGTAATCACCACTGAGTTACTAGCAGAACTGTATGAAACAGATGTTGTGCGAATTCGTCAAAATCATACTAGAAATGCCGATAGGTTTAGTGAAGGAAAACATTTCTTTATTTTAAAAGGTAAAGAATTACAAGAGTTTAAGAACAGAGTATCTTTAAGCTACTCAGTTGAAAGTGACATTCAGTTAGTCGGTAAACGTGCTCGAAGCTTAACTTTATGGACCGAGCGCGGAGCGGCCCGTCACGCCAAAATGCTTGATACTAACAAAGCCTGGGATGTGTTCGAAGCACTGGAAGATTGTTATTTCAGTCAAAAAGATACTACTCCGGCTACGGCATCAGTAAAAACCACAACAGATGAACGTACCCCTCTGCGTGATGCTGTAAACATGCTAGTGGGTAAAAAGGGGTTGATGTACCCAGAGGCTTACAGTTTCATTCATCAACGGTTTAACATTACTCACATTGATCAATTGCCAGCGGAGAGGATTCCCGAAGCTATCGAGTATGTTCATAAGCTCGTGTTAGAAGGGGAATTCCTTGGAAAACAACAGGAGTTACCAGCACCTCATAAAACTCAATTCACTGATGATGAGCTGTGTAGCCTTTGTTGGTTATGGCGAGATTCCGTTGAAATGATTAGTTCAATATCTGATGTTTATCCCATTCTGAGGGCGGCAGAACACAGGCTTGAAGGTAAATATTATTCAATGTCACGTGAATATCCACGAAACATGAACATAGTCAGGCGTTTACTGGAAAGAGAGACAGCGCATATTGAGTGTGCATCATTTATTAATAATGATTGGCGAGTATTGCACAGTCTGAGAATTCCTAATAGTCCGTTTTAACCCCAAGCCAAGGATGGCTCACTGTAGATAAATTCAGTTGTGTTCTTTTATTAGTCAATGGTTTAATGTATAGCTATGACTGAGGTAATGAATATGATGCAAAAATACAAAAATGAAGCGGAGCTGTTGGAAGCATTAAAAGCGATAACGCCGGATATATTTGCTGATTTTTTGAATGAGAAGCTAAAATCATCGATAACTTGTGCCATTTGTCATCAAACAGACATTGCCATTCCTCAGACCGAACCCATTATAGTGTCAGAAGAAGGTGAGGGCGTAGAACAATCATTACCCTCTTTTCTTGTGCCTATTAGGATCAATCATGTTGGGATGAGGCCGCAAGTAGACCCCGATAACTACCATTTCAGGATAGTATGCATAAACTGTGGGTACGAATTTTTCTTCTCAGCCCGTGTAGTCACAGAGTGGGCAAATAAAAAGCAAGGGGAAAAATAGATATGCTTATTATTAGAAAGGAGTCAAATGTAGTTTATACTAATCGGTGGAATGCGTTATCGCGAAAAAATGCTGGTTATGATGGCGGCGGTGGGGGTGATGACATGTTAGAGAGAATAAAAAAACTGGAAGATGATGTATCCGCGCTAAAAACTGATGTCGCTGTGATAAAGTCTAACTACGCAACAAAGGCTGATGTAGTAAGTTCAGCGAATAAAATAATTTTATGGGTTGTGGGGGCGGTTGTCTTCTCTCAGTTTCTCCCTGCAATACCAAAGCTCATTGAAGTATTCACAAAATAAACCCGTCCAGTACGGGTTTTTTCATTTCTAGGCCGCTTAATGCGGTTTTTTTATTATAGGTGTTGTATGGACTTGCTCAGCGGTTTTAACACAACAAAGGCAGCGTCAGTAATAACCCGCTCGGTCGGTGAGTTTCAATTTGACTGCGTGACTGTTGAAAATCACGAGTCAAGTTTACGCATTACTGAGAACCCGGTAGAGTCCGGGGCCGCAATTGCCGATCATGCTGTTCTTGAGCCGAAAGAAATCACGATAACTGGGATCATTGTTGGTTATGAACCGCCACAATACTCAAGAGATATTGCAGGTTTTGATTCCAGCGTGATTGATACATTTCCCTTGCCTGTTGAAATTCGTGCTCAAACAAAGCAGGCGGAAGCAATGATAAACCGCTATATCTCCGTTGCTGATAACGTTATTGAACAATCCCAACGAGCAATAGCTCCGTTCTTACCCGATTATCAGGGATTGGCTGGTGATAGTTCACAGACCCTAGACAGGGTGGGAAAAGCCTATAACGACTTACTGAACTTACAGAAAAAAGGCGAAACCATCACAGTTCAAACTGGCTTAAAGCAATATGAGAATATGATGATTGTGAGTGTCAGCGTTTCTCAAATGTATGATGGTTCCGCAGAATTTTCTCTTACATTGCGCGAGATATTCATTGTCGAAACTCAGACAGCAAAAGGGCTGAATGTAAAAAAATCGCCTAAAAAAAAGCAGATGGGCAAGACGCAACCAAAAGAAAAGCAAAAATCAGCGATTAAGGAGTGGCTCGGATGATATACGAAATTCCAGTATCAACAGAAGAAATACAAGAACAGTCTTTTACATTATTCGACATGAACTTGCGTTTCACACTCTATTTCAACCCTATTTCTAATGGCTGGCAGTTTGATTTGCTTGATACAAACACAGATCAATACATTGCTCAGATGTATGGACTCACAGTCAATAGTCCGACATTGATAACAAAGAACTTACCGTTTGTAATTGTGATGAGTGATAGCTCTGGTTTTGGACTTAATTCTATTAGACGCTCTGAATTGGGTAACAGACTAAAAGTATATTTTGTTGATAAGGAGCTGTGGCGTGAAGCAATTCGGGAGACAACTTAAACTTAATATTGGCAACAAAAAAGAAAGCATTGAAATTACTAACTTAAGAGTGGCTTTCGAAGTATCAAAGACAATTACAAGCGAACCCAACCCGGCAACAATTCGAGTTTATAACCTCAATCAATCTCACAGAAACTTAATTACAAGTAAAGTGTATAACCGTGTCAGCTTAGCTGTTGGCTATGATGAGCTGCGAGTGATTTATACCGGCGACATTATCGAAGCGAAAACGCTCCGTGATGACTTGGATTTTATTATTGAATTGACGTGTGGGGATGGCTATGAAGCTTACACAGGAGCGTTAGTTAATAAGACTCTGAAAGCCGGTGCGACTGATACCGATATTCTGTCAGAAACGACTAAGTCAATGAAAGTTGGTAACAGTGTGATTGATTTGCCTAAAGATCGGCAATTACCACGCGGCAAGGTGCTAACTGGCAACGCTCGCGACATCATGCACAAGATAGCTAGGAATAACGGCGCTGACTGGTCTGTACAAGATGGAAACATGGTCGTACTGCCGAAAAACAAAGTGCTGGCAGATAATGAAGGATTTGTACTTTCACAAGAAACCGGAATGATAGGCAGCCCTGAGAAAACAGATGATGGACTACAAATCACCTGCCTTTGTAATCCAGCATTAAGAATAGGCGGACTGATTCGGATTCAGTCAATTATTCCCGAATACAACGGTGACTACAAAATCACTGAATTAGAACATTCAGGCGATTTTATGTCAGACGATTGGAATACGCTGATAACGTGCACCGGTGGAAAATATCAAAAGGTGAATAATGAACAAAAATCCAACTCTACTTGATGTACTCAATAAAAAAGCAGAAAACGAGCGTTTAGATATTCACACCGCATTACCCGCCCGCGTTGTTTCATTTAACGGCCACACAGCAACAATAGAACTAATGATCACTCAGACATTAAGTAACGGTGAAGTTATCGAACTACCGCCGCTTGTTGACGTTGTTGTCCAGTTTCCACGTGCTGGTGGATTCTGTTTCACTGTTCCAGTGAAAGCTGGTGACGAGGGGTTGGCTATCTTTTCAGAACGGTGCATTGATGGTTGGTATGCAACAGGCAATAAATCCGCTCCTCTTGATGCTCGCTTACATGATTACTCTGATGCTTTCTTTATTCCTGGAGTTTGCAGCCAGCCGAAGAAAATACCCGATTTCTTTTTCGGTGGCGCATCTATGCAGACTGACGACGGCTCGACATTTATTCGTATGACTGGCGGGAAGATCACTATCAAAGGCGATATTGAGCATTTGGGTAACAGCAAACAGGCCGGAAATCATGAACAGGCTGGAAACTGGAACCAGACTAGCGGTAACAGCGAATCAACAGGAACAATTAGTGCTGCGAAGGTCGTAGGCGGTGGCATTGACCTACAAACCCATGTACACGGCGGTGTGCAATCAGGTAGTAGCAACACAGGAGCGCCGAAATGAGAGTCAGGAGATTAGATAACAATCACGATTGGACATTTGGTAATAGTCGCAGTGATTATGCTACTAAGTCAGAAGCTATCGCTCAGTCGGTACAAACTCGGCTTTTATCTTTGCGTAATGACTGGTTTTTAAATCCCGATCATGGGGTGGGATGGTTCAATTACCTGAGAAAAAATCCGAATTTGATGACTATGGAGTCAGAATTAAAAAGCACTGTGCTAAATACATCAGGTGTTCATGAAATCACGCATTTTGATATCAAAATCAATGTAGATAGTCGCAAATCAACGATAGAAGTTACATATATCGATATTTACGGCAATAAAAAAGAGGTCAATACAGATGTTCCAAATAACGGATAAAGGGATAGTCATTGACCAACTATCAGATATCCACCAGCGCCTTATTGATGGCTTTAAGCGTATTTATGGTGAGGATATCAATCTTGATGCTGATACGCCTGACGGCCAAATGATAGGGCTTTTTTCGCAGGAACTGGCGAATATCAACCATGTGATTGCATTTATCGTACAGATGCTAGATCCCTATGAAGCAACTGGCTCATTTCTTGAACAAAGGGCAATGTATGCTGGACTTGTTCGCCGTGGCGCTGAATTTAGTTACATTGATGATGTAGTGATCTCCGGCAATACTGGCGTAACACTACCCAAAGATACGGTATTAATTGATGATAATCGTGTCAAATGGGTAACGTTAGATGACGCAAAGCTTAACCATCAAGGTTCGGCTCGTGTGAATTTACGTAGCCAGGAATTAGGTGTTTTCTCTTTGCAAGCAGATAAAGAGTTACAGAGTGAAACTGTAATTATTGGCATTGATAAAATTGTAACGACTAAAGAATCCAGATCCGGCGATGATGAAGAAACAGACGGCAATTTCTTAAGACGCTTTATGCGCTCTCATTCTATTAACAATCACGATGATAGGCAGGGGATCGAAGCTGCTTTACTTGATTTGCCCGATGTGAAGCAAGCGCGAGTGTATGAGAATTATACTAATCAGACAGATGATAAAGGCGTACCGGGTCACACAATGAATGCTGTATTAATTGGAGGTAAAGATGAAGATATCGCCCTGGCAATTCTGAAAAAGAAAATTGGGGGATGTGGGTTGATGGGTGATATTTCTTATTCTTGCCAATATTCCGGTGCAGAACGGCACGTGAAATTTGACCGCGCAGAGATGATTGATATCAAAGTCAGTTTGCTTGTAGAGCGTATCAATGGGTTTCATGATATTGACACTGACGGTATTAAAAAATCACTAGCTGCCACTGAGTTTGAAATTGGGCAATCTGTTTATGCCATGCGCTTAACATGCCAAGTTAATTCCATTTCAGGTTTTTACATTAAATCAATCACAGTTAATAGCTCCGATAAAGCCATTATTGGTGTCAGACAATGTGCTCGCATTAAAAATGTGGAGGTGCTGATTGAATAAAAAACGAAAAGATTTCCTAATCTGGCAATATAGAGGAAAACCCAAGGCCCGGCAGACTGTCGGGCTTTTGCTTTCTGAGAGTGCGACAGTTTTCAAATCAGCCGTTAAGTTAACTGAAATACTTGATATTGATAAATCAACAAAATGGGGGTTAGATTTAATTGGTCGGCACGTCGGTATTAGTCGGATAATGAAGTCTTTTGTCCCAAAAAGTTATTTTGGCTGGATGGGAATAGAGAGCGCACTGGGTTTTAATGCTGGCGTTTTTTATAGATACGGGGATTCTCTGAATGATTCGACAAATCTTGATGACGAGGATTATCGATTTTTTATTAAAGCCAAAATTATTAAAAACTATCAATACCCAACAGTTGAAAATATAACAACGTCAATTTCTTATTTACTGGGAGAACAGGCATTCATTATCGATAATTATGATATGACAATGAATATTGTTATTCCATCAAGCTATTTAACACCTTTTCGGCTGCATGCTGTAAAAAAGTTGGACATATTATCTCGTCCTATCGGCGTGCAATATAAATATATCGTAATCACAGATCGCCACCCTTTCGGATGGGCTAACGATCCCCATGCGTTCGGTTTTGGTGACGGAAAATTCACGAGGATTGTAGATGTCAATAGTTAACAAACCAGACTATAAAGTCTTTGCTCAAGACGCCAAATCCGGCGAGATTGAAACATTTCCTGATGTGCTGAGGGGGTGGGGTATCACACTAGACAGAACGGCAGGTAAGCCTCCGCTTGAGTGGTTCAATTCCGCGGGGAAGCGAGTTGACGAATGGCTGATGTATTTATCTCAGCGAGGGCTAGCAGAATGGGATTCAACTGTAGATTATCCCCAATATGCTGTAGTACAGCAGTCAGGGAAATTTTATGTTGCAATAAATGAAAACAGGGAGCAGCAGCCAGATCACTCGCAGTCAGCCTGGAAATTAATGTCTGATTTTTTGGGCGCTCCGAAATCAGTTCTTGATGCTTTAAACACAAAACAAGAAAAGGGAGACTATGCAACTAATTCAGCGCTGAAGACTGTCAACGACAACGCCAACAGCCGCCTGGCAAAAAATCAAAATGGCGCCGACATTCCTGATAAAAATGCCTTTGTGAAAAACCTCGGCTTGTCGGAGACGGTGAATAAGGCGAATAATGCTCTGCCGATTTCGAGTACATTAAACGCACAAACAGGTAACTTAAGAATCAATAATTCTTCAAATTGGCCGCATCTCGAATTTGAAGCAGCAAATAAACAGTTAATTGGAATTGAAGCAACACTGAGCAGTCTTTTTACAATTTACGCTAACGATGCAGCCGGCAAACGCAGATATACATTAATAACACCGGAGAAAGGCGGCACACTAGCGACAACTGATGATATCAACGTCCCTGTCGGCGTTCCTGTTCCATACCCCCACCGCTACACTCCGCCCGGCTACTTAACATGCAACGGTCAATCATTTGATAAATCCTTATACCCGAAGCTAGCAGAAGCCTATCCTGCCGGCAAAGTACCTGATTTAAGAGGGGAATTTATCCGGGGATGGGATGATAGCCGAGGTGTTGATCCGGGCCGAGTATGCGGTACAACGCAGGGTGATGCAATCAGAAATATTACAGGTCGTCTTGATGTGCGTCTAGATGGCTCATTTTCAATAGTTGATGCAGCGTCGGGGAGTTTTACAAAAACACGTGATACGTCATCTGGCCTTTATTGTCTACAAGAAGCAAATTATGCACGCGGTGCTGATAACGTTACTTTTGACGCGTCACGTGTCGTCCCAACAGCTAACGAAAATAGACCCCGCAACGTCGCATTTAACTACATAGTGAGAGCAGCATAATGACAGAACAGAAATACTCTTTAGAACATGAAACAGCCGTATTGGGTAAAGACGGGTTAGCAATTCAAGCAGGCTGGATAAAGGTTTATCACTCGAATCAAATCACACGAGAATTCACAAACTCTGATATTGAGTATGTGATGCTCGGTGTCAGCTTATCGGCGGGTGCTTATCAAGATGCGCCGAAGTTACCTGGTTCTGATGACAAAGCCGTTTGCAGAAGTAAAGACGGAAAGTGCTGGGAAATACTCCCCGACTATCGCGGAAAAATCGCTTACGACACGTTAACGAGAGAACCGACTGAAATCACAGAAATTGGGGAATTGCCTGACACACTAACCTTCAAACAGCCTCCCACCGATTTTGATAAATGGAACGGTAAAGAGTGGGTAGTTGATAAAGACTTACTCAAGTCTCATCAAATCAATGAAGCCAAGCAGAAGCAAGCAGCACTGCTACAACATGCAAATGAAACAATCTCATTGCTACAAGACTCTGTTGACTTAGAAGTCGCTACAGATTCTGAGAAAGCCGCTCTACTCGAATGGAAAAAGTACAGAGTATTGCTTACGCGTGTAGATGTTTCACAAGCGCCTGATGTGGAGTGGCCGCCTGTACCTAAATAA